TCCGCGCGACGGAGACCGTCGTCGTTGGAATGTAGGATGTCGCGAACACACCTTGCTCTACTTGCGCGCCCCAGGCGTAGATGGTTTGCGCGGGCGTGCTGGTCTGGTTTGTGTCACGCAGGTCCGCGCCAATGGCGAACGCCCAACTCGTGGCGGTCAGCGTGGATGTGACGAATGTAAAGCGTTGCCATTGTGTCGTGAGTGTAAGACGCGCCGATGTAGAATAGGTCGCGACGCTGGCATACAGGTAGACTTGCTCGCCACCAACGGCACCTTTCAGCCACACACTGAATGCGTATTGTGCCGCCGCCACGGGTATCGACTGATACCATGCCGACGCGGCGCCCGCGCCAGTAATGGCGGGATAGACAAGGCGTGTCGCGGTCGTTGTTCCATCAGGCGCGGTCGTATTGTTCGCGGTGGCTACGGGAACAGCGACGACAAGCGAGAATGCTCCCCATGGCGGGAGGGCCACGGCGGATTGCAGCGCGAGGTTCGTCCGCGCTTCCTCCGGTGCGTCGGTGACGCATTGGCCGTACGCCGAGACCGGAATCGCGGCCCCGGCCAGCAGCAATGAGCGCCTGCCGATCACCACTCGCGCGCCGCGAACGCCTGCGCCGTGGTCGCGCCGATGATCGAATACGCCTGGCCGGACGCCGGGCTCATGCAGAGAAACTGCTGACCGGCCGGGATCAGGATCGACGGCGGCCCGGCGACCGCCGTGGCCGTCTCGGACACCCAGAGGCTGCCAGCGGATTGATTCTGAATCATGCAGCCATGTCGGCCGTTCCACGCCGGTAGGACGACCTGGGCGGTGCCGCCGGCGGTGATCGTGCCGCTGCGGTCGGCGTAGGTGAGGGCCTGCGCGTGCGCTACCGAGGGCAACAGCAGGGCGGCGAGGATTAGCAGGCGGCGGGTCGTGGTCATGCACTGATCCCTTTCAGCTTCCGCGGCATCCCGAGATTGTGCAAACTCTCTTCGTCGCCCGTGAGGATGTTCGGGTCGTCCGGATCACCGGTTGCCCGCCACCGCGTCGGCAATCCTGACTCGCTCGCGACGATCTGCCCGGTTCGCAGGTCAGCCACGTTGAACCACCAGCCACTCACGCAATCATCTTCCGGTTCGACGGCGGCGGCGGTTGCCTCTTCCGCCGTTTTGAAGAATCCGACAAAATCAAACCACCCGCCAGCCGGATAGAAATCATCACCAACGAACAACGCGAACGGTTGGTCCATTATTCACCCTCTCGTTTCAGGACTTCGCGGAGCGACCCCTTGCGCGCGGCCTCCATGGCGTCGGCCAGCAACGATCGTATCCAGTCGCGGTCGATCTTGTAGCCAAGGTCTTCGGCCGCGATCATCGCCGCGTCGGCCCATCTGTCGGGATCGGTGCCGACCGTGCGCTGGAACGCCGCGCCGCTGAGTGTGCGGTAGTCGGTCATTACGTCACCCTCCAATCGCGCAACTCTTCCGCGTCGCGGTTGAACGCCGCGTCCCAACTGTCGCGCGGCTTCTGTCGTTCGGCGTCGCGGATGTAGGGCCTGCTCATCAGCGCATAGCGGATGGAATCGACCGCGTGATCCTCGCCATCCGTATCGATGTCCTCGGCGCGGTCCTTGTCGTGCTGCTGCGTCGGTAGCGTGCGAATGGCGTGGATGGCGGTCGAAAAGAACACCACCATCGGCTTGCCGTCCGCGTCGCCAACCAGGCGCGAACGCAACTGATCCCAACCGCCCATCGCGCCACGCTGCGGGACGCGCTTGTTGTCGGCGGGCCGGAACACCACGCGCGCCGCCTGCGTCATGCGCGCGGCGATCGACGGGCCGCCATCCTCGGCGAAGATCGCGGGATCGGCGACGCCCACCATCATGCCGCTGGCGGGCTTTGGATCGTCGCGCTCGCGCTCGCGGATGCCCTCGGCGACCTGTTCCGCCGTCATGCGTAGGCCCACGTTCGGCTCGCCCGGCTTCATGCCATACCATTCGCGGTAACAGACGAGACAACCGCGTGCGATGTCGGGCAGGCTGCCATCCGATACCGCCCACCAGTGGACAGCGAACGGCCGCGCGCTGCCCCAGTCGAAGCTGCGGAACCGTGCCCAATGTTCCGGCAACATGCGCGGCGCCATGATGTGACGAACGGCACTGAACTCAGGAAAGAACGCACCCGCGATGACGTTCCAGTCGCCCTCCAGCCACGCGCGCACCAGTTCCGGCGAACCGACGAGATGCAGCCGGTTGATGTAGGTCGGATCGTTCGCGAGCAGGATGCGATTGTCCTGAATGCGAGACGGTATGTATATGTAACGATGTTCCGCGCCGTTCGGCAGTTTGCGAACCAGCGGCGTCATGCCACGCGGCGCCGGATCGATGTAACGGTGCTTGATCCATTGCTGGCCGACGCCGCCTGGGTTCGCGGTAAGGATGAGTTGGATTGGCACCGCACTCTTGGAGCGCATCGCACCGAACAACATATCGATGGGTTTGGGGTCCTCAAAGTTGCCGGCCTCCTCGACGGCGCAATCAGTCAGGTTTTGCCCCTGGTATTTCGATGCGTCAACAACATTTTCCAGCGGACGAAAGCGCACGCGGCCACCACCGGGCATACGAAACTGGCGCGGCTGCTCACGCCACTCGGCGCCGAGCGGGATGTAGATTTCCTTGGCGCGCTCGATCAGATCGTCCGCCTGCGGCATCTCGTGCCTAAAGAAAACGCCATTGAAGCCGACGCCGTAACGTTGCGCCTTCACCGCCCACTTGCCGAGCACGCCGTCCGTCTTACCGCCACCACGCGCGCCGCCGAACAGGATTTCCATGTATGGGCAGGTAACGAGTTTATGTTGCTGGCCGGGTTGCGGCGCCCAGACGACGCGAGCGGAAGCGGTCGTGCCATCAAGTGGCATCGGGTGGCTCGATAACGTTCGCTTCCGTCCATTCCTCGATGGTCAGCGGCGCTTCCGACAACACGCGGTGGATGTTGAGGTCGCCAGCTATGTTATGATCAACGCGGTCGCCGTAGTTCTTTGGATCGAGACGCGCGGCCAACCAACGGTCAGCGTCGAAACGAACGCGGGCGGCGGCGGCGTCCTCGGCTGTTGCTTTGCGCCCAGAAATAACCGCGCGTTCAGCACAAGCCTGCGCCTGCATTTCCCTCGCGCGCACATATAACTCACGAAATTCCGGCCGCTCTCCTTGCCATCGGTGAATAGTGCCGAACGATGGCATTCCTGGTTCTTTTACTATTTCGACGGCGAGTTCGCCCGAGCCTATCCTGTCGCACAACAGTTGCGCGAGTTCCGGCGTGTAGATACTTGGCCGCCCGGCTGGCATCTCATTCCTGATACAGTGCGTTCCCTTTCCCCGCTACCACGCTCTACCGCTCCACGCAATGCTCCACGGTTGTCCTACCGCTCCACGCGTTGCTCCACGGGGTTGCGTGATTGCTAAAAAGTGTTTTGAGCAGTTTCGATCACGGGCGAGTGCCGACAGGTTTTCCCACAATTCCCTGTCGGCCTCATCGCCCTCTTAGGGCCAAAGGCCCGAGTGGCTGGCGACCGTGATCCCGGAGCGGACGATATCACCGCCCGAAAATAATTCCAGCTCACGTCATCGTGACGGTCGCGTGGTGCGCCTCGACTTCGCGATCGAACACCCGCGCCCGGCCTTCACGGAAGGCGGCGACAAGCGCGGGGTGTTGGGCGCAGTCGCGGCAGAGCGCGACCTCGACGTTTGGCGGCGCGTTGATGGGGCGCTCGCAAACGCCGCACGGGATGGTCCTCACAGGCGTCCCAGGAGCATCAGGATGAGGGGCTCCTTTCGTGGTTGGTTCAGAACGGCAGGACGACGGCGGACGGTTGGGCGACGGTCAGTGGCTCTGACATTGGGTAGCCTTGGCGGCTGAGATCGTGGGCGGCCATTTCGTCTGCCTGCCGTCCGCTGCGCGCCGCCGCGCCCTCCCACTCGACGCCGCTGACCTTACCCTCCGCCATCAGCAGCAGACGGGCGACCTCGGCCATGGTCAGGACGGTGAGAGCGCGGCCCTCGTGTTGGTGGCGAATGGTCGCGACGATATCCACGGGCAGGGTCGATTCAGTCGATGGTGACTCGGGTGCGACGGGATCGGAAACCACCGTCATGCCGAGCCTGGGAGCGGCGCTGACGGCCTTCGCGGCTTTCTCGGCGCGTATCACCGCCGACGCTTCCGCCCCCGTCCTGACGACCACCAGGACGCGCCCATCGGGCAGGGCTGTTTCCCAGGTCGATACGTCGAGCGGCTTGTGGCCTGCCTGGGTCGCCTCGGTGTCCATCACCGCCAACGCCTGGATCATTTTCGGGCCGATGGCTTCGAGTGCCGATGCGTCGCCTTCCTCGAGGGCGAGGCGATACGCCGACCAGCCGCGCTGATACGCCGCCAGCGTGGCCGGGAAGACGAGGCGTTCGAGGCGGCCGACGCCCCATCGCTGCTCGGATGCCCAGAAGGCTTCATCGACCGGGATCATGGCTCGGCGGAAGCGATCGTTGTCCTCCGGGGTTCGGAGCTTGCGGGCGGCGCTCATGGCGCGCCCCAACATGAACATTCTGTAACCGATTCCTGACAATCCTGCTTGCGCGCGCGAGAGCACACACACCGTCTAATAAAGTGAGAAAACATGATTCCGGACTTAGTCTCCCGCGCAAGCAGGATTGTCAGGAAACCTAGGAGCAAAGTCCCAGATCCTGACAATCCTGACGGTTCCTGACAATCCTGACGCTTTCCTAACATGTTAATAACTCCCTAACATTCGTCTTCACCAGTGAGTAAACTTTGGGCAATGGCTCGCCGGCTGATTTCTTGCGCGGCTCGATTGGCGAAGGTTGTGTGGATGGCCGGGTTGACCAGCCACGCCCTGTTCCCCGGCAGCACGGACTCGGGAAGAAGCCATCCGCCCGTCACCAGGGGGGAGACCATCTGACTCAGTTCGGTAAGCGGTTGGTTGCGGCAGACACGGACGCCGCTGGTCAGGTCGGAGACGACGATGCGGGCGTGGCGTTTGGCGAGGATGAACCCGGCGATGGCCTGGGTGGCTTCCAAGGTCCCGCCGGCCGCGCCCATCGTCATGTAGACCTGGGCCGCGTGCGGCAGCACGCAGTCCATGATCAGGCGCCGTGCCGTCTCGGCGGTTTTGCCCGATATCACGTAACCGAGTCCGGCGGGCTCGAGATACGACAACACGAGGCAGAGCCGTCCGAACAGTCCAGGCAGCTTGCCGGTGAACGAGGCAAACCGGCTCCCCATTGGTTCGGCGTGTTCGAGTGCGTGGATATCCCGTTCCAACGCGGCGCGAATGTCATGCGCGGCTTCCGACATCGAGGCCACGTCCCCGCGGGATGCGTCGATCATACTTTCCAGCCGGAGCGCGAAGCGTTGCGACACTTCCTCGGTAACCGGATCGTCCGTCCCGAGGCTACCGGCCGCCACGATGATGGGAATGAACCGCTGCCACATTCCGTCGTCGGCGAGGTCGCCGAACTGGGCCAGCCTGTCGGGTTGGATGCCGCCGCAGATCGTGACCAGCAGATTATCGATCGACACGGTACCGCGCCCGACGCGATCGACCACATGAGCGCCACCGTTATACGCCTGAAGGAAGAAGGCGCGATCGGCGGCTCCCCCGCGTCCATTCCCGCTGTATTTGTCCAGCGATCCAATGAACCCGGCCAGCTCGTCCCGAAGAATGCCGATGCCTCGATCCTGGTGCGCCAGGATGCTCTGTATGCTTTCCATCGTGGCGTCGTGCGAGACCAGGCGTAGGGGGCGGCGCGGTTCCTTGGCGCCGTTCTTTTCTTCCTTCGTTAGTTCGTCCCATTTCTTCTTTTCGTCCGCGTAGGCGCGGAGTGCCCGGTTCTGGACGATTTCCAGGACGCGCCACGATTCGCTGATGATTGGTGTTTTTTTGGAGGATGACCGCCCGATCAGCGCGACCCAGAGCGGCGGCGGTACACTCCACGGGTCGTGCCGCTTCATCCGCAGCCGCGTCCGCCCGTCCAGTGCCGCGCTACAGGCCGAAAGGGCCGCCCACGCCAGAGCGCACGGATCGGCGCCCATGGCGCGGCCTCGCTGTTCCGCGTGCTCGGCGAGAACGGCGGGAAGGATGTGATGCGGAAATGGCGGCGGTTTCAACGTGCCCCAGGGGTCCACGATCATGTCGCCGAACGGTCGCGCCGGGTCGGGCGTGACTGTGGCCTCCTGATCCGCCACGCCCCACTTCTTCCGCGCTCCCTCAATGGCGGTGGCGATCTGTTTATGCGTCTGATCGGCGGTGTAACCGGGCAGGGTGAACGCGGTCGCGGCGGCCTGGATTTCGACAGAGGACCAGCCCCGCCCGACCCAGTGGGCGACCAGCCGGATCATGGCGTCATGCCAGCCATTGCCCGACCGTATGGCCGCCAGATAGGTCGAGACGGTGGAAAGGCCGCCGATAATTCCGGTCGCCTTCCGGGGTTGTTCAGCGCCCGGCAATTGGGCGGTTAGCATATCTAACGAATAGCTTCGTGGCCTGGGGTCGTCCGTATCGGGCAACACAAGCCGGGTGAGTTCGGGAACGCGCGCCTCTTTCCAGGGCCACGCGATGCTACCGGGCAACCGCATGAGCCGCGACGGATTGATCACTTTGGCGTCGCCGCCATAGAGCGTGTGCAGGCGGGTATTGAGTGAGCGCAGCAGACCGGGATCGGTGATCAATTCCGAGGTCAGGAACCAGCTTTGCACCCGCATACCTGGGACGGTCCCGGTGATTACCGACGCGTTTGGTCTCACGAGGGTTTGCACGGTTCTGGCGCGCTCGACCTCGGCCTGTGTGTCTATGTCAGACCAGATACCGGGGGCCTCTTCGAAGTCGGCGTCGCTTGTGTAGGGAGGAAACGAATGCGCGCGCACAGTCGCGGCGCGGATATAGACGGATTGCCCCGGCACGCTGTTGACCTGCACCGCTGTTACCGCCAGGGCCGCCAGATCGTCCCGCTCGAACTGGGCGAACTCGGTCAGATCTCCCGTGACGGGGTTCATCCAGCCGATTTCGATCACGCCGCGCGTGGTGGCCCGAAACCACCACGCGCAAAACGCGATCATCATCGCCCCGTTCGGGGTTAGTTCAGAATCAGGGCCCTTGTAAGCCGGTTGGGCCATTCAACGGCCGCGCCAGCGTACGGCGTTGGCCGCCTTACTCCATATTTTCGTCGCATCGTATAACGTGGTAACTGGATTAACTTCTCCGTCTGGGTGAAACTCATAGTTGAGGATGGATGGCTCACCTCGAATCATCCCGTCATCCATGCCGCTTCGTGTTTTTTCGTAACAAATGCCGACTGTGAAATCCGGACGTTTTGTATCGGTGAACTCCGCCGCGACAAACCATGGAATCATTTGCATTTCACGGGGATAACCATCCCGCTCGCTACCGATGCCGGGCTTGCCGTCGTTCCAACAAGGTATTTCGTTTGAACAAAGCCATCCAAGTCGTCCTACTGTCGGACAGGTTCCAAGAAGTAACAGATCACCTTTGAACCCGCTTTTTTCAGCTGCCGTGTGCATTTTCCAAATTGTTGGCACATCGATCACGAGGATTGGTTTGACCTCTATCAGTATTTCCGTGCGTCGTCCCCGGATCAGAAAATCCGGGGACCACTCACCAAGATCGAAGGGCTCATATTCCGC